GCGCAAATTTGGCACAGCAAAAGTAGTTAAACCATTCCCAGCACCATAACGAACACCAACGACACCAAAAAGGTTCGAAAAAGTTTCACGAGACACTTCGGCACCATTGCACAAAAGCCACCCAGCAGGAGCAGCAGCACCAGCAAATGTGACAATAGAACCAGAAGGCATATTAGCCCCATATGAAAATGCTGTCTCTATACTATTCGCCATCCTAGCAAGGTCACCAGCAAAAGACACTGGATCAATCAGAGATGGAGACCATATACCCAACGCTGTACTTGGCATTAAAACACTCCGTATTCTTGTTTTTAGTTAGTTATTCTGGAAATTGTCCACATGACAGAAAGTGTTTGCTGGTTAGCGGCACCTATCTGCACGAACCTTGCCCCAATGTTTGTTGAAGACCCAGTGCTTGCTGTGCTAAGCATTCCAAGCGACCCGTAACCTGAACCAATGTTTGTTAAAGATATACTGAATGCGTAACCGGCTGGCGCAACTGCTGGAACGTTGAACAAAACATTTGTGGCGTAAATGTTCATGCCACCAACTTGCCCGAGTGGTCCAGTTGGAACTGAAACAATTCCGCACCTGTCGGTTAGTGGCGACCATTCGCCTTGATTTTTAAACCACATCAATCCATTAGAGTCGGTGTCTTTCCACATTGCACCTTCTTTTGCTGAAGCTATAAAAGCGACACGCTGTGCCGCTGTACCCGAGTGCATGTTTGCCCCAGAGTCCAATAACATATCTATCGTTGATGCCATTGTGGCAAGGTTAATTACTGGATCATAATTGTCGTCATCTGATGGTGTCCATATACCTCTTGCGGTAGTTGGCATACTATCGTTCTCCAATCATTTGTTTAATTAAATCTTTTGTGAAGGAAGTATTTGAGCTAATATATTTGAAATGTTTATAGAGCCATCATATGCGGTGAACTTTTGCGAATATGCTGAAACTTGAATAACTGAACCAGATTTAAGCTGAAACCCAGAATTAACACTCCAGCTCGGCAAGTATTCAGGCGGCGTAGACGCGGCAGAAACCCTCACCTGAGACCTTGATATAACATTGCCGTCAATAATTATTTGCAAAAACAATGAAGCATCAAGAAATGGTGAAGTTGTTGCAGGGGTACTTGATGCGTAAATTGCAGCGTACCTTGGTGCGTCAATTGGCTGGTCAATGGTGGCCGACGAACTTGCAGAAACCCAACTGTTTTGTTGTGGAGTAATTGAAATGTCTGGTATTTTTATTGAAAACTGTCGTTGCTGATACAGCTCTGAAACCTGGTAAGACAAGTTATCAATTGATGATGATGCTGACCTCCCACTATTAAATGATGAAGACTCAGATAATTCAAAACCGTTTCTTAGATTAACTATTTCATTTTCAACAAACCTTCCCCACGGCTCAGACATTGGAGACAAGTTCCTCAGTGGCGGTCTATTTGTCAAGTGCTGCTCCTAAATGTCAGAAACAATTCTACCTGACTTGCATCAACACTAAAGCTGGCATCTGATGAGGTATCATTGTAGCTGCCTATCTCCAGTCTTAAATAATTTTGAGTACCAGGGGAAATCCATCCACTCCCATTGAAAGATAGTCGCACAGATTTTATTGGATCATTTTCTCTGTATTGAATATCTTCGATAGGGATAAGACCATTAAGTTTAGTGCCATTAAGTTTCATTAAAATTGCTTGAGGTTTGCTCTGTGTTTGCGTTATAAGCGTACCAGGTATTGTAAGTGAAACAATAATATTAGCAACAATATTTACGCCATATGGTGCATTAAAGAAATAGTCAACACCGTATGAAACCCAAGTGTTTGGCTGACCGGAAGCGTACCCAGATATGTCAGGGGCATTTAATAACATCGACTGCCTCAAGTCCATGCCATTTATTGATTCTGATATGTTATCGTAGCTAGGTTTTAATTGTGAAGATAAATTAACTGCATCATTTGAAACATATGAACTATATTTACTTAAGTCATCAAGTTCACCAGTTACCCACCTACCCCAAGGCATACACTCACTCGGCAGGTTCTCCCTAGGCGCTACCACTTCGGCAACCCACCAATAGTAACGTCACGATACGTGCTGCCACTAAATTTACTAGAAAGATCACCATATGTTTTACCAGGACAACTGCCAACATGATCAGCCCAAGTAACATCAGAATCAGCAGAAATAGTTGTCTGAACCCAAGTGGTTGTAGCATCACGAACCCTGAACCACATCCTAGAATCCCTATCCCAAAACCTTGCCCCAGCAACATTACCAAACAACTGATTGCCTGTACCATCACGAACCAAACCTACAAGATAATCATCAAGCTGACCATAATTTCTACCAAAATTGCTTGCATCAAAATCGGCATAAGTTCCAGGCGTAAAAACGTCCTCAGCGAACTGCCAAGTAGGATAAAGCTCAGAACCCTGCTGACCACTTTGGTTTACAGCAGAAACGTTTGCACTTAACTTGACAAGCTTCCCAGAATAACGACTAGCGCCACGAGCTCCAGCAGAACACGCAGCATCAAGAGAGTTAATGAAATCACTATCAATTGTTGGAGCCTTAACAACCCTATCTACTGCAACACTTCCATCAATATTCATCGGATATTCTATACCAGTAGGAATAATGATCGAGTTTTTTTGCAAATGGACAGCATCCCCAACTATCCTCAACGTAGAATAAGTGGAATCGCTCGTTCCAGCACTAAGCGCAACACGAAAATTACGCATTGGTGTTCCATCAATTTTCACCAAACCTTTAGGCCCACGCATTTTAACTAAAAGTCTTCTAGTATCAGGATCAATTGAAACCGTCAAAGACCCACCATAATCTCGCCACTGGGGTGGCTGTATCGGAATATTATCGTCACCAACAATGGTATACACAGAACCAGAAGAATATCCAGGAGCAACATTATTTAACATCACTGGAGTCTGGATGGAAGTAATAGAAGCATCAGTTTCGAGTATATGTTCAGCGTCTTCGCCAGCATTAACAGAAATGATTTTCGTTTCTGGTGTCCACCCACCTGGAGGATATATTAAACCGTTAACAAGTCTTTTAGTTTTATACCAAATAACCTCTTGCTCATGGGCCTTGACTGTCGAATCGTAAGTGACGGAAGATGTTGATCCAGCGTCTTCAACTGCTGTAAAACTTCTCACTGGCCTAAAACGTACCACACCTGAAATGAGGTTTATTTCAATTCCGTAAGCTACAGCTATTTCTTTCATGTAAGTCCATAGGTTGCCAGAAAAGCCAGGAAAGTTTACAGGTACGTTGTAAATTATTGGAGATACAGTAATATTAGTGGTGATATTTGCGTAGGCGGCGTAACCTAGAAATGCGTCGCCAAGAACGCCTGAGAATGGTTGAACTTGCACATCTATCATAAACGCAGACAGCCTAGAGTCTGATTCTATATCCCACGAGTCGCCATCTTTAGATTTTGATAAAACACTTACGCTGCCGCTAGTTATGCCTCTGGCGCTGTCTATGAAGTCAACTTTACCGTTAAGGTCTTTGTGGCTTATGCTTTTTTTAGTATTTGATACTGCTTCGCGTATCGTTATTGTTCCTACTGCACCAGAAGAGTCGCCACCAGATAGAGGTGTTGCTGACTCTGATATGCTGTATTCTCCTGCTTCAATGTTTGAGCCGTTAAGTTTTATGTTTACACCCAAGAGCCAACCTCCTTGAGCTCACATGACAGCGATACTTGTCCGCCACCGATGCCGCTGTTGTTGTACACTGTTGGGCTACCGACGAACTTGCAACCTGAGTGTCCTTCGCCGGTATACCAGTATGGTTCAGTTATTTCTCCAAGACCAGGCCACCTTATTCTTGCCGTCATTGCTGAAACTGTTATGACTGATTGAACTGTTGCCTTGTTTGTTGAAATGTACATTTCAGCGTATGAACCATCATCTCCGCCATCTATGACTAGTGGTGTTGGGGATGTTTCGTCAGCTGGAGTCTCTATCAGGTCGTATGTTTGATCGGCGACGCCACCTTCTCTTACTTTTATTGAAGCTCCGCCGATACTTGAATAATGCGCCCAAATAATGAGTTCGGCACCAGGTGGCACTGGTATCCAAATCGAGTCGCCAGATTTCAACCCATCGTAACTTTCGTTGGGTTTGAATGTGTAAGAAACTGAGTTTACTGGTAGGCCGTTATTGTTGTTTTGTGTGTATGTGATTGATGGTTGGTGAGACTGCCCAGCAATTCCTGGCGCTTCATAGTTGAGCGACATTGATGGGTCTGCCCAACGCTGAGGTAGAATATTTGTTTCATAATACATTGGGTCTATGAAATAAATTAAACCTCTGCCGTAAGACCCGTTACGGTAAGCACGAATAATCGAGGACATTCTGCGGTCAACAGAACTACCCCAAGTGAAATTATAGTTCTTGTTAGAATCAAACGAGTTTCTAACATGAGCTCCACCGTTAATTAAATCAACATTGGCAACGTTCCCAGAAGTTGAAACATTAGCTCCAGTAAGCGGCGTATCAATCCACTGCATATGTTCCTTTGTTCCAAACCACATTTTGTCAACATTTTGGAAAACATTAGACATCAGTTACTCCCCCTCTGAGCAAGCCTCGCATCACCGTTAGACGTAGCCATGGCAAGCTCCTGACGGTCAACCCTAAGGCCAACATTAACTTGCCTACCAAGCCTCTCAATTGTATACTCTCCAAGCTCAATGGCACCACCTCCGCCAACATATCCACCATTGGCGTAACCTGCCGAACCAGAGCTGCCTTTAGGTGCTGGTCTGCCATTCTTCAGAGACTCCATGTATTCAATCTTTGGTAGACCAGTTCTCTGATCAACAAACTTCTTTGGCACAACATGCTCACCCATATGCACAATACCAGCAGGTTCGAGCCAATGCCCTCGGCCAGTAAAACCACCACTAGCAAAACCTTTTGGCTTATTATTCGATCCACTCTTTCCACCACCAGGCTTGAAAGAAAAGCCAGGCATATTAAGAATGCTATCAAATTTCAAGAAAGAAACGAACCTATCCCACCAACTAGCCCCAGCCTCACCACCCGACTTCCCCGCAGCTTTGTTGGTAGATTCTTTAGAAGAGTTTATTTTCTCAGCAATCTTGCCACCTGGATCAGCCTTAGAACCTGCTTCTGAATTATATTGACCCATATTAAAATCAGCCAATATTTTAGCCTCTTGGTTTGTTAGCTCTTTACCATCTCTTATTTTCTGCGCAATCTTTCCCATTGGATCACTTTTAGAGAACTGAGTCTCATAAGTCAAACCATTAGCGGCAGCAACAATGCTAGCCTCCTGGTTTGTCAAAGACGCACCATTCATAATTTTTTCTTTAATAATATCCGCAGGGCTAACGCCACCATTCAAAGCTTCATTATATGACTGACTGTTGGCCTGTCCAAGAGCATAGAACTCTCCAGTAAGTGAATCCCTAGCATATTCAATACCATCCTTCAGGTAAGTGCCCTGATCAGTTTTACTATACGCATCACCAAACTCTTTAGCATTAATAGCACCATACCTTGATGAAATGCCGCTCGCTGCATCATATTGGTACAATATTCCGTCAACAAAATACTCGTCACGCTTCAAACCCTTCTGGAACTCAGTACCAAAAGCGGACGCACCAAAATAACCAATGCCACCAAACCTATTTTTAGACTCTGATGCAAACCTATCAAAACTTGTACCAAAAATTGATAGAAATGGTAAACCGCCAGCAACATCGCCAAGTGGCTTAACTATAGCGAGAAATATGTCACCAATTACCTTAATCGTATCCCTACCGAAGTTGCCAAGCTGCTGCCATGCCGCAGTAACCCAGTTTCTAGAATCCTCAGCACCTTTCCTTCTCCAATCATCATCGGAAGGCATACTAGCAATAGGGTCAGGCATTGCAAAGTCACCACCACCACCACCGCCACCAATACCATCACCAAAACCATCATTAAACGCTCCACGAGCAGCACTACCAGCAGACGCAGCACTCTGCTTAGCGGAAGCGGCAAACTCAGCAAGAGCCTGCAAAGCCGGATCACCATTAAACTCAACAGTAACATCCCTAGGGGCACCAGCAACAACCTTAGACATATCAGTAAACGCAGCACTATACACACCAAGCTCACTAGAATTATAGCCAAGCGCAGTAGCCTGCTCAATAAACTCCCTATTAATCCGCTGAATCTCAGCCTGCAAAAACTCCTGAGAAGCGCCACTCGCGGCTAGAGATTTTATGTAATCCTGATACCCAGAAACAAGGTCACGCATCGCTGAACGATTATCAATTGCCGTGTTAGTGCCACCAGCAAGCTCACGAGATGCACCGGCTTGAGCCTTAGCCAACTTATAATCAATGTCAGATATTTCGCTCCTCAACTGTGAAGCACGAATCTGATCATCATACAGTTCAGCAACACTCAACCAATACTGAAGCAAAGACTTATCGGCAGTAAGTTTATTTATCTCCTGCTGGTACTGCTCAGCCTGCTCCCTCAGTTTAATCCACTTAGAAATAACTGAGTCCATAGATGAGGCAGAATCAAACCTCAAAGAATACGATCTTGACATTACGCTAGAAAGATCACTAGCGTAATCAGTGAGCAATCGAACCTTTTCTGCCGCCTTCGATGCGCCATCCGCTACGCTTGGTGAACCACCGCCACCTTTACCGCCAAGCTTATCAGCAAGGTTCTCTACCTCTTCACCAGTTCCGGCAGAAACATTCTTCGCGTCCTGTGCTATTTGATTGTACTCGTCAAGACTTATGCTAGCGTCTTGCGTGTCACCTCGAAGGCCCTGCATTTTATTGGCAAAATATCCGATAGCTCCAATAGCCAACCCAATACCTGCACTCTTAGCAGCAATAGAGAAAAACTTTAAAGCTACAGAAGCTCGCTTAGCACCAACCTCAACACCCAACAGGCCACGAACAAGCCCACGCATGGAATATGCTGCACCCTGAGTTGCAACACCAGCTGTAGTCGCGGCAACCCTGTACGCTAGCAGTGCAGAGTTAGCGCGAACAATCGCTGCACGGAAAACAAGCATCAACCCAGTAATTGTAACAACAGCTGTACCAATACCGAATATCGTTGCAGCCCATTTGTTTTTTTCAAACAGCTCGATCATCGCAAAAAGTAAAGCGTTTACAGCTTTAAGGAACCCACCAAGCACCGGTATGCCTTCACCATTCATTGCATCAAGCAATCCCCTTATACCGCTCTGGAATATGGTTAGCTGAGCATTAACAGTGTTTAGAGTGTAATCATACTGCCTAATTGCTTCGTCGCCAGAAATGAAACCCTCAGTCGCAATTCCCATATTCTTACTAAAGTCATCAACGTTTTGCGATAGCCTTGTGAAAGTGTTGGTCACTCTAAGCTGCTTAAGGTTAAGCTCGTCAAGTGCATTAGTGATCGAAACAGAATCGTACTTATTTAAGTTCTTAAGGAAGCCTTCAAGAACTTCAGCCCCTTTACCAGACCTGACCATACTGTCAAGCTCATCGGCAGTAACACCAACAACAGTAGCAAAGTTTTCTAAATCCCTGCCACCTTCAGCTACCGCACGTTTCAATGTCTGGAAATAAGTTTCAAGCGAACCTCTTGATCGCTCAGCAGGTATCCTCAAAGAAGCAAGTGTAGTGGATAGACCAACAACCTGATCAGCACTAAGCCCGGCACCAGTAGCAAGCGACGCGATCTCTCGCGATACTGAAAGTATTTCAGCTTCAGTAGCGTTAGAGTTCACAGAAACAAGCGCCAAAGAAGAAGCCAAGTTCTCAAGATATTGCGGAGCCAAACCAGTCTGAGCCATAAAGCCACCAAAAGCTTTAGACGTTTCCTCAATAGAAACACCAGAAACCGATGAGAACCTAGCTATAGTTCCCGTGAATCCGATAATGTCATTCGCTGCTATGTCCATCTGGTTACCAATAGTTGCTATCTTTGATAGCTCCTCAAAAGTTACCGGTATTTGCCCACTCAATTGAACGAGGCTGTTTCTGATCCCGTCAACACTTACAGATAATTTGTTTGCTGCAAGGTCTGATGGGGAAAGTGTGCGCTCCACGTTTGCAAATGCGGCCTGGAAGCTTGCGGCAGCCGACATTGAATATATGCCTATGCCTGCTAGAGCTCCTCCAAAAACGGCTAAAGTGTTGCTGATGTCGTTTAGCGCGTACCTCTGCCGGCTAAGCTGTGACACATAATCTCGCTGCTGCTGAGCAGCAGATTTCTGCATTTTCGTTGAATATGCAGTCGCTTTACCTAGGTTTACTTCTGCTGCCTCGGTTTGGCGTATCGCGTTAGCGTAACCCCTGCTAGCATCAGCTAGTGCCTTTTTGCCTGAAGCTGTGGATAAGTCTCCACCTTCAGCGTCAGAGAGAGACGATGCTGCCGAGCGTTGCTCTTTCCATGCTGCATTTAACTGTTTTTGTGCTTCTTTAACACCGAGAAGTTCTGCCTTGCGTTTGTCAAGCCTAGCATTCTGCTTATCCATTTCAGCGCCAAGCGCTGCGTCGCTTGCTTTAAGTTGCTTCTGTGCAGATTCTAAATCTCTGGTTGCCTTTGCAGAGTTCTGGTATTGTATAAACCTGCCGCCACTACCACTGTTACTTGCGCCACTAATGTCTCTGCCGTCGCGCGCTGCCTTGTTGAAAGCTTCTTGAGCTCTTGCAGATTCCCTAAGATTGCTGGCGTGCTTAGGCATCGTGCTCGAAAGCTTGAGCAGAAAACGATCATAGTCTTCGTAACTTTTTGTTCCAGAAATTACTTTTTCAGTTAATTCCTTAAACTCTTTTGAGGCTTTTGCTGCACCCTTAAGCTCAATAGTATACTCTATGAAACCATCTTCAACTGCCATAAAAAACCCCAATCAATATCAATACAATACTACATCACTTAAGTATCAACATTTAATGGAACAGAACCCTCAATCTTTAACCTAGCCCGCTCCTCAGCAGCAACCCTAAGATTAGCCATCTTATCGTTAGGCTCCTCAACCCCACTATTCTTCATGGCCCAATCCGCACGCCTAGGCCACTTGGCCCCCTCCCTAAGCTTAGGAACAGCAACAATCCTCACACCATAATTCTTGGCATTACCCTTACTCATCTTCTCCTGCTCGGCCTCAACGGCGGCAGCAGAGCGCAACTTTTTACGCTTAACTGACCATGAAATATCTGGAGACTCTTCGATATGTATCGGGTATCCATCAATCTCAAAAACTTTATTTAAATGGTAAGCGTGTACAAGTTTAATATCCCATTTAGACCAAGTTTCACGCCTGCCTGGATCGTTCATTAAGAAAGCAAGCGGTGGCATGTTTATTGAGATGCTTGCCTCTATTATCGGCTTCAGGTAGGAGTGAGTTTCCCAGTCTAACGCTTCACTAAAAAATCTGCGTCAATCCTGTTCTCAAAAGCTTCCGAGCTTGCGTGGAGAGCCTGTATTGCTGCCTGTAGTTTCATTTTCTGTGACGTTGGAGCCTTGTCCATGAATTTTGCAATCTCGTCAACCGAAGGGGCTGTGAGAACCCTACCGTCGTGGCTAACAATCTGTGCAATGTGGACATGAAGCATTAAAGCGTTAGTGTAACGAAGGTAATTGGCCTGTTCGCTTTGTGGAAGAATCCGGTCAAGTCTGCCGGAAGCTGACTTTACTGGCTTTTTCTTTGACTCAAACTCTGCCTCCGCAATATCGTTAAGGTCAACAATTGTGTCATCCGAAACGCCAGTCAAGTGAAAAACGTAAGCACTTTCGTCAATCAGTTTCGCGTACATTTCAGCATCAGCGACCATGCTATCAAGCGCATCAATATCATCATCATCAACACTTTTAATTGATTGAGATATTTTATCTAAAGAGTACGCCGCAGCTTCGTTCATGTAAACAGTTACCGTATCTTTTGGGTATGCAACCTCATTAAGAACGTCGATGAAACTGAAAGTTTCCGGAGTTAGATTGTCTTCAAAATCTTCTAAGCTTTGATTGCTATTGTCTTTGGTCATAACAACAGTATACACAACAAGGCCAGGTAGAAAAATTAACTACCTGGCCTTGCATATTCAATTATTTATTTATTTATTTATAATCAATGAAACTCACTCAACAGTAATTGCAACAGTTCGAGTCACCAAAGGAGAAGTTCCAGGCAACTCAACCGTCACAGTTGCCGAACCGGCAGAAACAGCCTTCACCACACCAGACGGAGACACGGTAACAATAGCAGGGTCAGAAGTCTTAAAATTAGCGCCCCTAGTCCAATTCCGATTATTCACATCAACATCAACACTACTAACATCACCAACAGACAAAGCAGGATCAGCTATGCTAGCAATCATTGCCGGAGCAGACAAACTAGCAACAGTATAAGTGCGAACAAAACCATTCTTCAAGAAGTTCCTAGTGTAATAGAAAGCTTCCTCACCAGTAATGGCATCAGTCCACTCGTCAGTAATAATCTTGAAAACTGAAACAAAATCACCATCAGAAAAAGTGAAATCAATATCAGGCTGACCAGACTCACCAATCTCGCCATCAACAGAAGTAACCAAATACCCAGGCTGATTAACTTCCTTCATAATGTCATAAACAACCGAAGCAAGATTCTGCATATCGCCACTATCGCCAGGATACCAGAACGAAGCACTACCACCATACTCAGCAGCAGCACGCTTAGACACAGCACTCTTAGCCTTAATGGAAGAAGTATCCGAAGTGCCGGAAGCCTGAGAGCCAACCTCAAAACTATCCCAAAGCGTACAAGCCTCCAACTCCTGGCCGGCATTCAATTCAGAAACAAGCGGCCAATAAGCGTTAGCAAAAGCACCTTCAGGATAAAACCTGAACCTAACATTTCCCTTAGAGGGAAGTCTCTCATCTGTCATTAAACTATCTCCTTACGCACTAGGCTTAATATTCCACGCCAAAAAACCATTAGGCAAAGGCGTGACAGAAATCATTGCAGGATCACCATCTGCAAGAACATCTTGCGGAAAATCTGCTTTAAACAAACCAATACGGATGTCATCGGTAGCCTCAAAAGGCTTAGAAAGCTGCCCAACACCAGTACCAGTAGCCCCAGAATCCTGAGGCCCAACACGCTGCACAAGGAAAAACTCAAAGTCCTCATGGCGAAGCCAATCAAACGCAGCATTAAAAATGCCATTAGCGTTACGATCTTTATCACGGTAAATGCCTATAGAAGCTTCAGGGTTAATGCCCTGTGGCCGAGAAGCGCCTACCCCGTCACAGAAGGAAAGCCGCTCATCAATGTCTGAACTACCCAACGTGAACGTAGTGTTATCCTCGTCTAGGGCGCAAGTAAAGTCGAGCTTTAGTGCGGCGTTTGTTGTATTCAGTTCGTCAAGCTTCGGGTCGGCAGGATTAGCGAAAGCAGCTAAATCGTACAGGCACCATGTTACTGAATTACGCCTAAGGTCACGCGTAAAATCCATTATTTATCTCCATCATTTTCTTGTTCAGTGGCATGTTCAATCGAAAGGGCTTCTTCGGTAATTCTTGTTTTTCTTTTAGCTGAACCTTTTGCTGTCTCGATTGACTTTCCAGAAATGCTATTTACCTTATCTGGCTGATCTCCGCATGTTATACATACTCCGGGCTCGTCAACCTGCACAAGGTTCTTGCCAAGAACTGGGTGGTCTAGGAGTTTGCTGTTGATTTGGGCTACGATGCCGCTTATTTTGTTTAGCGCGTAAATATTTTTATTACTCATATGAATAGTCTACACAATACTTTTCTAAATTGTTTTCTTTGAAAAAATGCCCCACTCAACAGAGTACGGTATTGCCCATCTGGAAGGACGGTTTGCGGTGTCTATTTTTCTTGAGTCGCGCCATAGTTGCCTGTCTGATTCAACTACTACGCCAGACCCGTATGGTTTGAATCCGATGAGTCTGTCTATTATGTCGTTCATGACTCTCCTTGCTTCGGTTCCACTTCTTGCGACCACCACAATGTCAGCTGATGCTACTCTTTGATCTAGCCTGGCTCCGGCAAACGACCTGCCTGATGTTAGCCTTCGTGGCGTTTGGAACCATAAAACTATGAATGGTTTAACTGAACCGTCATCGTATGTTTTTATTTTTCCGTTATCGTCGTCAAGTAGCCCGTCTTCAATGACTGGTATGTGTGGGTATTCTTCCCTGAGCATTTCAGCCACACTATCTTGCGATTTTTGTGGGTTTATGTTGTATGTCATTTGTTTTGCCTAGAAATCTAGATTAGCTATATCTTTTGCTATTTTTTCTGCTTTTGACTCGAACTGTGCGTCAACAAATTGACCAACATCTCGCATTATCTTCATTCCCTCCACACGTTCACCGGTAATGCTGTGCCTAAATCCTTCTTCCTGGGCTATGAAGTACCTATCTTCACCGAGCCGGCCGAGCCAACCAATTCTGCCATTAACTTTACCGGCAGAAACAGAAGACTCAAACGAAAACTTTTCACGCATTTTCCCACTAGCCACTCTGCCTGGGGTTGATGATTGTCTTCCTGGGTGCGAGTTCTTCATGCTACCCCAGTCTCCACTCCATGTCTTACCAGTGCCAGCAGTATCAATTCTGCTTCTGCCGTAAGCTTGACCTTCTTTTAGTGATTCACGCATTGCAGAGTCAAGTTTTTTCTGCAAAACGTCACTTGCTTCACCAATTTTTTTAGAAGTTGAAGTAAAACCCCTAACGATCAGCCTACCCATTTTTGCATCCAATCAGTTAAATATATGAAACGTTGCCTTCGTCATCAATATCCCAATTCCACTCAATCTCACGCATTGTTGCAGTCAGTTCAATTGTTTTAACCGCCTGATGTGATGAGTTTATTGCAGAGTTCACTACAAAAATAAGTTTCTCAAGATCATTATCTCCGCTACCATATTGGTCAGCGTTCAAAATTCTGACCTTAGCGCCCTCTGATATGAACCTAGGTATTGAGTTTGCTTCAACCTGCATCCTGAAAGCGACGTTAGCACCAGCCTGATATTCAGTAGCGAACACATTTGGTGTCCTAAGTTTCTGAACCCTAGCACTGCCAACAAATATTGGCGTTACTTTAAACTCTATACCAGAGCCAGTTATGGGATCATAATCGCTTTCACTAGAATCTGTTTCATATATGCAAACTTTTGCATTCATGAAAAGTTTAGCAACATCAGCTATTGCATCAGTCCAATTCTTTGGCGGAGGCTTCATCGAAACCATTAGCAAAGCCCGCAGTAACCGCCGGCGCAGCCAACGCACTGAACCGGACAAGGAGAAGCTTCAGCCCTGGCCCCGCTCGAACCCCTTCTAATCGGCTCAATAATATCAAAGTAGATGTTAGTAGCATTCTCTTCCTTATCCCTTGCGACCTTATCCCAATGTTCTGCAAGCTTCAGCCAGTTGTCTACCGAATCTTTTGCGGAATAGGTTAGGTCGTCTGTTTTTATTGTAGCGCCGCTTGAAGCCCAAGACGCACCTATTTGACGGTAAGCCATGGATATTGCCCTAGGTACACTACCGTCAGCAATATCCAAAAATACTATAAGTTCATTGTCTGAAAATATTTGGTATGCACCAAGGCCTTCTTCTGGTGGATTTAAATCAGTCCATTCTGAATCGCCGAGTGCCACACGCATTTTACCAGTATCAGAGCTTATGTCTGGTGGTGCTACACCAATATTTTTCTTATTTTCTGTCATACTGCACCCCTTGGCAAGTTCTCTATTGGTGAACTTACCCTTAATATACTCAATATATTTACAGTAAAATCAGGATCATTGAAAGCAGGTAAAACGCCTAACTGGTACCCCTTTCCAGATGCTATTGAGTTACTGTCTGCGACTGTTTTGAATAGTATTGAGAACCTACCGGTTGTTACGCCACTTTGTAGCGGTATGTTTGAGCTGAGCAAGAATGTGCTGTCTGGGTTGAAGAACTCTAGGTAAACTGCGCCAGTGTTTGTAAATTCTTTGTTTGCGAATGTTCCTACTATTCTCCACTCGTGCACTTGGCCGGGTATTGGGTTTTCCTTCAGCCTGTCTGCCGTTTGGTCGTAAAGTCCTGGGTTGTATGATTGTACGCCGTCTATTGGGTATGTTGTTACTGGTGATGGTGCTACTGTTGGTGTTCCTGATGCTATTGTGAAAACTTTTCTAACGTTTGGGGCCAGGTTTGTTACTGAGAGCGTGGTGTAGTCTGCGCGTATTTGTCCTGTGTAGTTTTTTGAGTAGTCAATTGGCAATGTTGACTGCACTCCTGATGAGTTGTTGTAGTATATGAGAGAGTTTCCGTTTGATGATTTTACTGCTCCGACGCTTTCTGCGTCTAGTACAACGTCACCAGCTTTGCTGTTCACCGTCTTGACCGGGAAGTTAATCGCCGCGATCTTAGTGTCAACTTGAGCGTTAGTCGTCGCACCTACACTTGCAGCATTAAGTACAACGTCACCGGTCTTACCATTAACCGAAGACACACCAGACTCGCCACCGCCAGAGCCTGCGCCGTACAAACCAATCGGCATTGAGCCACTTGGAGCCTGCGCGGCGCTACCAGAATCAACAACTACTAATGGTAAAGGCTTTCCTACCACAAAAACTCCTTAAAATAAGCTAACTCAATAATATACCAAATAAAATAAAACTTTATTTAAATATTTGATTCCACTTGATCAATAACTTTAAAAATAACATTTAAAGGTTTGGAAAGTTCTCAATAGATGAACTTATCCTCAATATACTTGAGATACTTACAGTAAAGTTATCATCTATAAATGTAACCTCTGCACCTAGCTTATAGCCCATGCCGGAACCCAACGAGTTAGTATCTGAAATTGTCTGGAAAACACTAGTAAAAGTTCCTCCGGTAACACCTTGGGGCATGTCCACGGCACTAATCAACTGGAAAGAAGAGTTGGGATTAAAAAGTTTAAAATACAATGCTCCAGTGTTTGTAAAGTTCTTGTTTGCGAAAGTTCCGACAATTCTCCAAGTGTGAACCTGCCCAGATATTAGATTCTCCCTAAGTCTTCCTGATTGAGAATCATAAAACCCTGGGTCATAAGATTCAACCGACTGAAAAGGGAAAATTGTAGTTGGGTAGCCAGCAATGGTTGGCGTTGCTGCGCCTATATCAAACTCCGTTAAAGTGTTTGCCGTAGGTATTGTTAGCGAAAGGTTTGCGTAATTAACTCTGACTTGACCAGCATAGTTATTTAAAAAACCGTATGGGCTAATGCCTACTATTTCCCCAGCTAAGTCTTTGTAAAAAATTGTAGCTCCAGGAATGCTGTTTGGAACAGCATTCACGCTTTCTGCGTCTAGTACAACGTCACCGGTCTTACCATTAACCGAAGACACACCAGACTCGCCACCGCCAGAGCCTGCGCCGTACAAACCAATCGGCATGGCACCAACAGGAGCATCACCAACATCACCAGAATTGGCGACAACTAGCGGAACAGGCTTACCAGACAAAACACACTCCTCAATAAAACAGTTACAACATTAAGTCTACATTAAAAAAGTGGCGGCCTAACATTTAAGTAGGCCGCCACTTTTAAAAATGCATCAAAGTAATAAAAACTAGTACTTAAGCTTTATTTGTTTTAGCATTAAGAACACCATCACCATCAGAAACAACAGCGAAAGCAGTCTCCCACCCAAGTCCGCCACCAATAACACGGCCACGAATAGCAGCAGAGTCAGTAGAGAACGAACCCTCAAACGGTGCAACCATACCGCCACCAAGATACTGACCAGTAGCATTCTCGACGCGAACCTCTGGGCCAACGTGGCCGCGCAGGCGACCAAACTTGTAAAATTGGCGAGTTCCGCGAATCGCGCCCTTATCTGGAATCAACGCCCACTGAGAACCAGTAAGGTAATCAGTTTCAGTGTAACCAGCAATCTTCTGAATAGGGTTATATGCAGAAGTGGTAGAGCGAATAACGAGACCGTCAACCTTCTGAGTAACGCCCTCACTTATCTGATTAAGGAAATAATTAGCGCGAATACCAGCCCCACGAGGAACAATCAAACGCCAAGCATTAACGTTAACCTTACGCCCAGGAATGATCTCACGATTCTCTGCCTGCTCAACGGCAGCAATCAAGGCCTCACGAGAAAGCGCACCATCAGTAGCAACAGTTCGCCCATCAATAGTCTCGCCACCCTGCAAATGGTTAGCAGAAACCCACATGTGAGTAATCAAACCCATCCAAGCATCATACTCTTCACGCTCAAGCAAAGACTCAGCAATAAGCTCAGGGATAAGAGGAACAATCGAAGCAGCGTCATTAACGATTTCCTCAAACGTCAAGTCATAACGTCCGCCAGCCTTATGCAAAGCGCCAGACTTAGCAACCTCACCACTGAACTTAAAGTGCGGGTAAGGCGACCCCTCAGGCACAATAGGAACAATATGGGCAGGCTTATCTGGCTCACTCTGTGGACGAGCAAACCCATCCGTAACAGGATTTACCGAGTAATACTTAGGAGCATTAAAGCTACTAACTTCCTTAACCTCAATGGCCTCTTCCCAAGTGCGAACAGCAGCTTCCCACTCATTAACTACAGCAGCTGCGGTCAGTTGCCCAAAAGCGAAAATAAAATCATCACCTGTGGTATGAATCGCCTCACCGAACTGGCAACCCATGCTACGACGGAACTGAGCGATAGAGTTATGATCTCCTCGGCTCACACCTTCAAGGATTTTATCGGCAGCAATAATCTTCTCATTGCTGAGAGCTGCCGCTGGAGAGTCAACGAAACCAATGAGTCCGTTTCGTGTAATTTGTTCAAGTAGATTAGCCAAGGTTAATTCCAATCGTTACGGCAGTATCTTTGTCTGAAGTTTCACCGCGGAAAAACTCTACGACACCGAACTTCGTGTTGCTTCCGGCGGTTAGTGTGAGCACTCCACCATTAGTGATGTAAACAGTGGTTCCGCCGTTTGTCGCAGCAGTTGCGCCAGTAACATCAAAACCGTATGTTCCAGTGAATGTGACTGTAGCGTGGTCGTCAAGCAGCCCAACGCCTCCGCGATGGCTACCAATCCCAAGCATAGTATCAAGTGACGCGTTTCCGGTTGAAGTTAGCCCACCTGCGTAGTCGCCAGAACCAGTAATTGTTACAGCTGGGCGACCGCCAACAACCAGTGGTTTGCCCGGGGCAACGTTGTTTCCGACCTTGACCGGGCGGCGCTCTGACTCAATATCTGAATAAATGACGTTAAGTGCCATATTTATTTACCTACCTTCAATGAAGATTTAAAGCCTTTAAGTTCATAGCCTGACGAACCAGATTCGCTGAACTGTCCAGACTCTACAACGTTTACCGATCCGACATTACGCCCGGAAGCAGACTCGCGTGCTTCTTTAGCGATAGCCTTTGCCGACTCAAGGGTCTGACTAATGTCTTTACCTTCAGAAGCAAGCTTTTTCAGCTCAGCCTCTTGTGTGGGAAGAAGTTCAGCGGCAGCAATCGCATCAATGTTTTTGGCGTAAGCCTCAACACCTGCTGCGATGCCTGCTTCAACGGCAGAGGATAGCGCATCGGCATCAACTACGGCCTGAGCTTCATTCTTCACAGACTCAACAAGGGCATCAACAGTGACTGCTAGGTTGCTCAAAGCTTCAAGCACATCCTTTTCTGCCATTTCTGATAGTCCTTCCTTTTCTTTCGTGACCTCTGCCGATGTGACAGAAGCATTTTCTACGCGATTTGCGTAAAACCTTTTTTGTGATTCAAGTATTTTCCCGCGAGCCCCCGCAGCAATAACTACGTCTACGCTAGTGTATGGATCATCGAAAAACTCTGTAACTTTGAAAACACCTGACTCGCTCACTTCGCCTTCGCCGACAGCAAATATTGAAACTCCGAGCTTTTTCTTGTAACGTTCAAGTTTGCCACGATATTCTGGGTCTGGCAGGTACCACCCATAGACGGCAGCCATGCCACGCTCATCGTTTTCCACCCAAGTTTTGCCAACAATTTCTCCGGCAATCATGGTGAAGTCTCTACTTTCTGGGCCTTCATCATTGGTTGGATGATTTTTGTAACTTAAAACATCATCGAAAACTGTGTGGAAACTTTCAAGCAAGCTTCTGGTGTAGTATCCGCTAGAACCTTGGCCTTCTGAAATTATGCGAACTTTCCATGCGCCATCTTCACGCGGAGCTTCACCAGCGAGTGACGCGGATTCAAATATGTTCCGCTTCTCAGTAGTAATAGTCATATTAAGTAGCATAGCATTAAAATGTTTACTGATAGTTAACACATATAACGCATGTTAATTCATTGAATTAGTATCATCCCTAGAAGCATTACCGTTACTATCAAGCGAACCAACAGAGCCGCTATTGCCTTGACTTGCTATCGCACTACTGCCGCCACTAGAACTGTCAACATTATCATCATCAGACTGCAAAAGCAACGAAGCAACCTTAGAGCCAGTCCACTCATCAGGATCAGGCAAATCACTACTCACCGGATCAATATCAAGCAACTCCACCGCACGATTTCGGCCCTCCTCACGATGAATGAAGCCAAGCTCACGAGCGATACCAATACTCTGCATCGAACGATGAATAGGATCAACATCAAGCCTATTAAAATCAATCACAGCACCAGCAGCACCAATAGCACTAAAAATTTGCCTAAAAAAGTCAACAAAATCTTGCTGCCTCGAAAGCGCCGCAAGTTGCTCCGGCTGAGACAGGGCACTCTCCGAAGCATACGAACCACCAAGCCCAGGATCAGCAGCAAGACCAGTGACCGAAACGTCCATAGCTGCCGCAGCTTGCGCCTGAATCGGCCTACCCTCATACAAGTTAACCGCACCAGAACGTGGAACCTGACTAATTTCAGTATCAGGTCCGCCAATTGCTGTAGCACCAACCTTACCCTGACTCAACTTAGCACCAGCAGTCCTAGCAGCAATCTCAGTCTTAGCCTTAACAATATAAGAAATAGCGGCTAAGGCGTTCTGTAGCTTCGCACCGTCTTTAATATATGTTGAATATAGTACAGCCCACGGCGCTGCACCGAAAGCGTCTGGGACCCCCCAAGTTTCACCGTTATCTTTATTTACACGCTTCTCAATTATCACAGCGGTCTGGTTTACAGGTATCCTTTTGCCACTATCTGCACCGCCACCTGGCAGACTTTTAGGCAGGCTCCTTCTTTCTTTACGCAAACGAGTCAAATATGTGAAAGTTGGTACATACTCAATTGAGTCAGATGTTCCCATGCCACCAATTTCATCATTTTTTGATATTGATCGAAGAATATACTTTATTCTACTTTTATTGTCTGCATAAGTGACCGCCCCAACAATGTTTATATCAATTGCTAGCCGGTCTATTGTTTTATATTTAGAGTCATACATGACAAACAGGTTGCCTGATGTGAAAAGTATCCTATTGAGCTCTTTCAGTGCGCCCTGAGAGAATATTCCACTCCAGTTGTCTTCGTCGTGGATGAAGTTCTCCACCCAAGTTTTCAGCTTCCCACCATCAAGGCCAGTAAGGTTTGCTTTGTACGAATGTCCGCGACCAAAAACGTGATTGTTTTTAAGCCTCAGCCCTCTACCAAGCAGCCCGCCCATAAGTTTTGTTTGCTTTTCAAGATACTTAGTAACTTTTTTGACATCCTCAAGCGACATGCCTTTTCGGTCTTCGCTACCAAACGCATTATTTATTGCAGTCCAGCCATCATCTTCAAGTTTCAGTAAGTCATTAACCACACCAGAAAACGCTTCAACTAAAGCGTCTGTTGCAGAGTCACCAAAACCAGCAATATCTTCAACCTGTTTCCGGTAACGCTCCTGCGTGATCTTCAAAGAACTTGACCTACTAATACTCGACATACATCAAAGTTTACACCAAAACTTCACACACTTTACCGCCATTTATGCAAAACTAATACAACATTCATGGAAAATTTATGCAAAAAACATTAAATTAATAAAAAAATACAAAAAATTTTTTAAACACTCAAACCCAGAAACTATTTGAAGAAAACATGTTACTCGTCATCAAATCAATATCCATAGAAAAAACATCACCAACAGAAACACCAGAAAACAAACTATCATCAAGCAAAGCAGCAGAATAACTAGCAGCATCAGCAGCATCTGGAGATTTCAAACCATTCTTACGCAAATCCTTCTTACTGACCAAAAGAATGGACTCAGCACTCCCAGCAGCAAACTTATACTCAATACCACCCAACTGCTTACACAACTGATGCTCCTCACCATCAGGCTCTATATCAATCTCGCCCTTACGCATACGCTCAGCAAGACTCGAATACCAGTAAGCACGCGTGTTATACCAAGCATTACGGTCAGGCGACGGATCATTATTTTTCATACGCACAATATGGTAACTGTCATCAGAAACGTCAAGCATCGCATCATGCATCAAAGCACCCATACCGTCGGCATCTAACCGCAACTGGTCAGCCCCAAGGTCAACCATGTGAGCATGGACACGCTCATTAGCCGCCATATCTTCCTGACGTTGGCCGCTAGAGTTATGGATAGGGAAAAACGGTAACCCGCGCCACCTATCAAGATACCGCAACTTCAAACCTCGCCTACTTGTCCTCCGCGGCTCAGCCAAACGATACCAGTTAGCCCCCTCAGCACCAGAATCGCGCCACTCGAAAAGTTCCTGAACCCAACCCTCCTCAGCAACATACAAATAAGAGAAGTCGCCCTTCTCTGACCTAGCAACGTCAAACCCGATACGAGGTTTAACATCAGGATCAGGTTCAACACTCGCATCCAAACCAGCCTGCACAACTTCCTCAGTGAAAAGAATATAGCCAGTATCGAGCGCCCACTCGCCCTTCACACGAGACCTGAAGTTTGCACTATCCTCACCATACTCGTCACGCATATCATCAACGTAACCCTCAGAAGCAAGATACTTCAAAACATCATCTGGTAAAACTTTTTTCTCATCAGTGAAGTTTGGGGAATCCAAAACAGAAATAGTTATCCTATTCCACTGAGCAGACCTCCGAGGATCATTCCAAATCTGCCCCATCTCAGAAGAAGGATTCGTAGGGTTAGCGATCATCAAAATACGGTCATCGTCAGCAGTAGTGTTGTTCCTCAAAGTACCAATCATGTCAGCAGAAACACCAACAGCCTCATCAGCGATAGCTAAAACGCCGCCATGAATGCCCTGAAAAGCGTCACCCTCACGACCCCTCGGCGGAGTCCTACCAGCACCAACCTCAACACCGTCATCAAGCCGCCACACAGCAGCAGACGTAACATAACCAGGCAAACAGTGATCAGGCAAACCAGAAGTATCCTCACCATTAGCAACAGCATCCAAATAGTTACGGTGCCGCTCCCTAGACTTCTGATGCAACAACTGCACCTCACGCCAAACAATACCACGAACCTGAGCAGTAGTAGGCGCAGTAGTCAACACACGAGCCTCACCCGGAGGATGCGTATCAATCCACCAACAAATCAAAACAGCCGTCAAAAAACTTTTACCAACAGAGTGCCCAGCCGCCACCATCGTGCTGTGATTAGAAACAATAGAGTGACAAATTTCGATCTGCTTCGACCACAACGTCACACCCAAAACATCAAACGCCCAAATTTCCGGCCGCTTACTGTACAAAGAACGCCTATTTTGCAACTCCAATTGTCGCAGCACAGCATTCTGAAACATGAACCTATACTCAGGCGTACTCTCAACACTCAAATCAACCATAGACATCACAAAACACTAACAATAATCGCAGCAACAACAAAAAGTTTACAAAAAATTATCAACCCAAACAGAAACCTATCAAACAAACCAAACATCACTCACCACCATCCACACCATCCACACCATCAACACTCTTCACAGTACGAGCCTCCAAAAAACGAGAAGACTCCGCAACACCAACACCCACCAACTCCCCAACATCCTCAGCATCAACCTCCAACAAACCACGCCTCGACAACTCCCCCAACAACGCATTAAACCCCACCACAAACCCCTCAACATAACTCGCAGCATGAGCCTCAGCAAGCTTCGTACTCACCTCACCAACATTCACATTAGTGCGCTCCACCTGATCACTCAACAACTTATACGACCGAGCAATAGCAGACCAAGACAACGGATTATCCCGCTGCTCCTTCAACCACTCCAAATGCTCAGCCATACCAATCAACAACAACCGCCGCTCCTCAACATCATCCAACACAGTACGAGAAGACAACAAAGACCTCACACGCTCAACACACTGCGCCGGAGTCAACTGCCCCAACACCCGCTCAGACATCACCTCCCCAGACTCATACCTCGCAGCAGAACGCAACAACCTACGATCAACAGAACTATCAGGAATCAAAGACATAAATACAGCATACCCAACAAAACAACCCCCCCCAACAAAAAATGTGTGCCACACAAAACCCAAAGCAATAGGGGGAAAAGTTTCATGTGACACACACAGCAGCAAAAAGTGACCCAAAAAGCCGCCAAAAAAACAATACCACAAAAACTACAAAACAAAAAAACTAACCAAAAAAACTAACCAAAAAACCTATCAAAAAAACCAAACAAAAAAGCATTCAACACACCAACACCAGCAATCAAAGAAGACACCAACCAACGATTCTTCACAGACCTAGCAGCATTAAACCTCTCATTACGCTCAAACCCAACAGAAACCTCATCACTCACCCGAGCCAAACCAGCAAACATCTGCGACCGCAAATCCAACAAACCAGAATCCAACTTATCCTCAATACTCGCATCCCGAACCTCCAAACGCTGCACCGTCGCAGCAAACTCAGAATAAGTCACCATCTTATCAAAATTAGCCTCAATCCGATCATTAGCCCGCTCCTGCCGCTCAAAACCAGACCGCACATCATCAACCAAATCACTAATACGATCATGAGTCAAATACAAACCACTACCATCACCAGAAACACCCATAACAAAACAATACAACAAAAAACAAACACCCACCAACACACAAAACAAAAAAAACAAAACAAAAACAAACAAAAAAAATTACACACAAGCGCCCCCCAGGTTGTATTAGGGTAACCTATGTTTTAAATATGACGGCTTTGTGTTTGTTATTTTGTGTTTCTTTGGTTTGTCTTTGCTTGTGCTGGGTTGGTGTGGTGTGGGGTGTCGGCGTGTCGTGTTGCGTGTTGGTGTGGTGTGTGGTAGTGGTGTGTTGCTATGTGTGGGGGTGTGGCGTGTGCGGTATGAACCTGAGAGTTGGCTGTGAGCTTGGGTCATAGTGTACACCAGGCTATGTGCGGTGTCTCAAGTATGATAGACTAGTACTGTAAGCAAGGAAGACAAAAAAAGCGGGGTTGGAATAATGTCAGACATTAAAGCAATTAATCTAGCAAGTGCAGCAGCAGAGAAGATGATCGCCGACACTCAGGCCGGCGCACCATATGGCTTTGAATCAGAGTCAGGCCGGGCGCTTAGCGTCGAGGCGGTTCTTGCTGAGGTTGAGACTTGGACGGCGGCAGAAGCTGAGATCGCTGGTGAGGCTTGGGTGTCGGTGCGTGATGGTAGATACGCTGCGGCGTGGGGTGAGGCACGGAAGGCGGGGCGGCACGCGGCGTTGGATGCGGCGTGGGCTGCGGTGAACGGCGCTGCTTACGGTGCGGCGTGGGGCGCGGCGCGTGGCGCGGTGCTCGGCGCTGCTTACGATGCTGCGATGTGTGTTATTGTTGGTGACCTTATTTCAGAAGAACACCGCGAAGTGTTGAATGCTGGCTTGAACGCGGTGCGTGAACATAGGGGCGTGAGCTAATGTCGTCTATCTCCAAGCCCGTGTTCTACTACCGGGGCAGGCGTTATCGTGTCAATGTGATAGACACGGTAGCGGCAATAATGTTACTTGCAATTGTTTTATTTTTGCCTATATTTAATCAATGTAGTGGCGGAGATAATCTACTTTGTACAGTCAATAATTCTAATGGCTGGTTATCCACTCACTACTATTTTTTCACAATTAGCCGGTAAGGCTGAAAGGCGGGTTTATTATGCGTAAGGTTTTCTGCTCACCATATGAGGCGATAATAACAGAGATTCAAGATTCTTTGTGCGGCCACTATGCGACCATGGATGAGATGAGAGAGATATTCGATTCCACATACAGTGCAGCGTCAATGCCTGACGGTCACATCGGGTTTACTATGGCGGTGCCGCTTGAAGAGTATTACGATCATGTCGAGTATGTGCTTGAGCGTGATTCTGTAGGGCAGACTATGGAGGAATATTTCGCTAATGTTAATTCGATCTTAGAAGATGGTGGGAGTAATGAATAAGTTTCAGTCACGCAATTTCGATAAGTTTGATAGACGCGTACTGCCTGCATTACAGGTTAGGCAGGGTATGAGGTTGCAGGTGTCGCCTAGTAATTTAAGGACCGGCGTTCTGCCTTCTGTACCTTCTGGTCGTATTTTTAATGCGCAGGTGACGCGGGTTTCGCTGGGTGTAGATTCTGTGATTGTGTCTGTGGATGTTGCCGGCCTGGGTGTGCATAATTTTAGTATTAAGCCTGGGAGTAAGCTTGCTGTCGGTGTGAAAGTTTACTCGTAAGGGTTGCTGCTGTGAGAATATATGGCGATGTTGCTCCGGTGTCGCGGTTGCTTGATTGTCCTGATCCTGCTATTGCTTTGCATAGGATTGAGACTGTGATTGTAGCTGATCTTGTTTGTATCGGCTATGTTTCTTCTGAGTTTCTCGATCTTGTTTCTTGTGCGCTGCCGGTGTGTGGGTTTGCTGCTGTGTATGACAGGATTGTTGCCTGTGTTTCTCGCGTGTATGGTGGTCGTTTAGGTGGTTGCGATTCGCTGTTTTTGTTTCTGTTTTCTGCTTATGGGTGGGCTGTGAGTGATCTTAAGCGCGAGGGCATTGATCGTATGTTTCGTAGTCCTGGCTATGGGTTTATTCCGGTGCCTTATCCGGTGCCTGCTATGGATCTGGTGGGCGTGGGGTGTGTTTTAGCGGCTATGTGTGTTGGCTATGTGGGTTTGCCTACAGAGTAGTATCTGGCCCGTGTCGCGTTCAATGTCTTATCTTGTCTGGTGGGTGACATATTTGTTAGTGGCAGGCAGGCAGTCGGATAGGTGGTCTGGGATCGGATTGGTAAGTCTGGTGTGCTTATCGCCTAGAGCGCTAAGTCCGGGATAATTAATATTTCGGCGCGCCACTCGACCTGCCAGAAACGCGGAGGCAAGCGCCTGGGCATTGGCTTCTGAGTTGTGGATCTATCGCGCCTCCGTGGACCGTTCTGCTCTGAGGTTGTGTCGTGTATTGCGTCTTGATGGGTGTGTGGCGGCTTGGTGTGTGTTGTTGCGCTCGCCGCATTGGTTTGTGTGTGTTGGTGTTGGTGTTGGTGTTGGTGTTGGTTGCTTTCCGTGTCGTGTGCCGCCCGGGTTTGTGTCGGTTTGTGTTTATTTTGTTTAATTAATGTTTAATATTGGAGTTTCTTATGATTTCTTTGTTTGTTGTTTGTGGTTTCTTTGTCGCGATAGTGCTGCTCGGGATCGGGTCTTCTAGATTTTTTGGTGTTGATGCGAGCACGGTGACTTTGGCTATTTCGGCTTTTGTGAGTGTTTTTACACTGGTTTTAATTGTGTCTGTTTCTTGAGTTTTTGTTTTGTGTTTTCTGTGTGTTTGCTGGGTGTGTTTTGCTTTTTTGGGTGAAAAAATCGTTTTTCGCCCCCGCCCGGCGAAAAGTGTATTAATTGTATTAGACTTGATAGACTTTGTGTATTTTACCTTGTCTATATGGTCTAGTACTACTTAGACTTTTTTGTATGTGTGTACGTGAGTTTTACTGTTTTGTGTAGCGGATGGTTGAGACAGTTTTTTTTGTCGTGTTTGGTTGTTTTTTGCCTGGTGGGGTGCGGTTTATGCTTGGTGCTCTCAGCTGCCGTGGGTGTTGTTTTTGTGTTTTTTTTGAATTTTCATGTCGCACAGCTTTCGTGATGCCATTGATACTAGACTACTGAGACACCTACTTTCTCGCGGATCATAGACGCTCTGTCTAAAGTATGGTAGATTTTTTGTCCAAAGTACGGTAGATTCCCATTGATCCTAGACCAATGAGACAACAATTCTCGCGACACGCCCGGGATACACCTAAAAGTTGCGCCACCTGCTTTAGGTGGGTAATGTATTGAGTACAAGGTCAGTGAGACACGAAATGAGGGGAAGAAATAATGTCATTAACCAAAGCTGGGGCGCACCGGAAAAGCTACCGAGAAGCGCACACTGCGCCCAGCCGCTTTAGCCGCGACGGCGAAGACTATAAAGAATGGTGCACCGAAGCCGACGCGAGTGGCTGCACACTACACGAATGCGAAATATGCGAAATATGCGAAATATGCGAAATATGCGAAATATGCCACAGTGACAGTGACAGTGACAGTGACAGTGACAGTGAAATACTTAGCAAGGCAAAAGCCGTCGTCCAATACGGGCGCGGGTGGAGCAAAGAGGAAGAGCAGCTAGCCGCAGCAGCTAGCGGGCACGACAGCCACGACGACGCATGGAGAGCAGCGCACACCGCGGCAGTATCAAGTGCGAGGATTGCAGGGTTCAGGGCAATCCGTAAAGAATGCTCTGACGCAATTATCGGCCAAAGTAAAATTTCCAAGCTTGCAAGGTTGTCTTTAGAAGATGCGGCAATTGCTACTTTGTTGTGTGACTTGCTGTCGGCTGATGAGATTGCGCAGTTGATGGCTGGTGTTGAGGCTGTTCGTGAGCATCGTGCAGAGAGTGCGGTTAAGTAATGTCCGAAAGTGTTGACAGCCCTAATTTAGGGCGCTAATGTATTAAGTGCAATGTCAGCGAGACAAGCTAAGTTACTACAAGAAAGTTGGAAGATAAAATGACAACCACAGCAGCAACCACAGCACAAGCAAACGCGGCAGAAAAACTCAGAAAATTCATGACGGCAGGTACAAAAGTATGGGCGAGCATACAGCACGTATCGCAAAGCGGCATGACCAAATGGGTGCGACTCTCAATAGTCAAAGATGACAACATCATCGACATTACATACGCCGCCGCGCACATCATCGGCACCGGATACTCACTAAAGTACGGGGGGTTGAAGATGAGCGGCGCGGGCGTGGGTATGGGCTTCTACGCCGTCTACCTGCTATCACTAGAGTTGCACGGCGACGGTGACGCGCTGAAGCACCAGAAGTTCTGATAATAAAAACATTACGAAAAACAAATAGTAAAAGGGGTGTAGGACATGCGACAGATAAATGAAAAACAAACAGTGGTATTCACCGGGCTAGGGACGCATAAAGCGATGTGGTATTGCACGTGTGGGGCGTACACAGAGCTCGAACCGCTCGAAGACTTTAACAGCGGGAACATATCGCACGGTAATACAGCACGGGCTCGCGCGGTCAGATCAGCACAAAAACATGCCGAAAAACATATTAAGGCGGGCACGCCGGCAGGTTGGGTGAAAGGGGTAAAAAGTGAGTGGTCTTAAATATGGGGTAAATACTGTAGCGGTCGAGGCGGTTATATCTGAGGTTTGTTCTTGGACTGAAGAAGAGGCTGAAATTGCTTCCGATGCGTGGGAGGCGTTGCCATATGAGGCGTGGAATGTGGCGCACAATGCGGCGCGTGGTGCGGTGTGGTCTGCGACGGAGGATGCGGTGTTGGATGCGGTGTTGGATTCGGCGCGTTCTGCTGCGTGGGATGCTGGGCGTGAGGCGGCGTTGGAGGCTGCGTCGGATGCGGCGGTGTGTGCTGTGGTGTCTGATCTTATCCCCGAAGAGTACCAAAAATTGTTGAATGTTGGGGTTGAAGCGGTGCGTGAGTTTCGTGGGTTAGATGCTGGTGTTTGGCGTGGTGTTGAATGAAAGAATTTTGTTTGAAGTTGGTTTGAAGTAACTTAATGTAAGTAAAAAAATTTTGTTTAATTTTTAATGTTTAGGGGTTTGTTGTGAAAGAGTTTTCGTTGCCGCTGTCTGCTTTGATGTCGATTGAGACGCTTGGCGCTGTTGTGAGTAAGGATAAGAATGATTTTGTTGGTATAAAAAAAGTTAATGTTGTTGTTTCTAGTGTTGGTTGGCGTGCTATTGCTACTGATAAGTATGTTGCTGGTGAGGTGTCTGGTGATTTTTTGGGTAATGATGGTTTGGGTGATGATGTTGTGAGTTTTTGTGTTGAGCCTTCGTTGTTGAAGATGGTGGTTTCTGCTGTGAAGGTTTCGAGGGTTTTTCGTGATTTTCGCGGTGATGTTGGGGGGTTTGATTTGGGTTTGCGGCTTGATGGTGGTGTGTTGGTGTCGGTTGATGGTTGCTTTGGTGATGTTGATGTTGATGTTGATGTTTCGCCTATTTTTGATAAGGCTCGTAGGCTTCTTGCTGATTTTAGTGATTGTGATGATAGTTCTGGTAGTAATTTAGCTGGTTATTTTGTTTTGCCTATGGTTGCTTTGGCGAAGTTTGGGAAGGTTAAGACTTCTGATGAGGTTTTGCGTAGGGGTGTTGATCCTGCTAAGGCTGTTGTTTTTTATCCTAGCAAGAGTTTTTCGGATAGTTTTGGGGGTGTTGGTTCGCCGTCTGGTCTTTTGCATGTTTTTTTTGCTGAGACTAAGGCTAATCGTGGTGATGTTTCTGTTTTTCGTGGTGCTATGGTGTCTCGTTCTTTGAAGGTTTTGGGGTGATTTTTGTGTTTGTTTTTTGGGTTGGTTGATGGTTTTTGTGTTGGGTTCTCGCCGAATATTTTTTGGGTGGTGTTTCATGTTTTTGGGTTTTCTTTTTTTTGGTTTTGTTTTTTCTTACGCTGTTTGTTCCTTTTCTTTTATTCTTTTTGTTTTTTTTGATGTTGAATGTGAACACGTTGTTTTCGTTTCTTTTTATTCTTGTGTCACTTTATTGTTACTTTCTGCTATTTTTTCTGTTTTACTTTAAGGCTTGGGGTTAGTTATGTTAGGTTTTGTTTATCTTTTTTTACTTTTTTTTGTTATTTTTTGTATCTTTGTTTTCATAATGTGTGCGGGCTTTCTTGTGTCAAAGTTTTCTGGTGCGGATAGAGCTTCTGCTGTGCTGTGCGTGTCTGCTGTGGTCTTGGTGCTGTCTTTGGGTTATCTGCTGACTGTGTCGTGATTTTTGCGCTAGGGTGGCGTGTGGTGTGGGGTGGGGTGTTTGGTGTTTGGTGTTTGGTGTTTGGTGTTTTTATGGGCCTGTTGCTTGTGTGTTTTTGACTGATTTTTTGGATGAGTTTTTTTGGTAGTGGTTCGAGTTAGCAGATTTTAATACTATTTTTGATTGGAGTTTTTTGTGATGTATGAAATTAATTTATCTGGTTTGCCGGACCTGGTGGTAAAAAGTGTTGATAATGCTTTACGTAAAGTTGCTGCATGGGGTCGAGAGGATTGGGTTAGGGTTTGCGCTAGTAATTCGCGTGATTGGTCTGATTCTTGGCGTGACGTTTGGCACGCGCTTGAAGACAGTGACCGTTTAGATGTTGCATTCGATTTGTGTGATGCAGTCGTATCAATGGCTAAAGTTGCGCCTGGGTCTGAGAGTTGGGTGTGTGAATATAAGTGTGATCCATATTGTGATGGGGTTTGCGGTATCTGGATTTCTGGCGCTAAGGCTGTTGTTCTTTCTGCACTGGTTGTAGACATTGTTGGTACCGATGTGGTCGATAATTTTGCTGCACATGGCTTAAATTGATTAGTGTGCGATAATTGGTTTGGTTCGATTTTTTTCGTTCTAATTTATTTTATTTATTGTGTTGAAAGGTGTTTTTGTGATAATTCCAAAGTCTTACGGTGCAGGTGGTAGCGGTGGAGATGGTCGCGATGATGGCGATGATCGTGATTTTTTGGTGCCAGATAATGTGCAGAAAATTATGGCAGATATTCGGCAGTTGAAGCATAGCGATTGGATGGTTTTGAAGGATTTGCTTGATGATTGGGGTGTTGATGGGTATTAATTTTTAGCATTTGTGTGAATATTTTTTGATTATATTTTTGTTTGTTTAGTTTTTGATTGGGCTTGGGGTGGGTTTGGGGTGGGCAATGTTTTTTAATTTTGTTTAATGTTTTTTGATTATTTTTTATTACAATAGGGTTTCTATAAAGTCGGTTCCAATGATTTTGTAGAAAATAAAACTGTGCGTGATTTGGTTGCGTTATTTGGTTAATGCGTGTTCTGCTGCTTTACCTCACGTCAATAAAAATAAGCATTTCTCTAGGGCTTCGACAAGCAGTGCTGTTTTTTATGGTGACAGGTTGTATCCTAATGACGCATATACCATTGCGAGGTATAAGTTTTCTGGTTTTGGCGGCGGTCAAGTTTTCATTTTCTTGGCCGCCGCTTTTTTAATTTTTGGAGGATCAAGTTTTGAGCAAAAAAATTTTCAGCAATGTTGACATTGTTGGTTCGCCGACAGAAATTTCTGCCGGTGTTTTGGAGTTAGTTTCAACCATTGAAGGCTGGTCTGAAGGCGATTGCGATGTCGCCTTAGCTGCGGCCAGGAATTATGATGCTTTTTATGTTTTTTCTGATGTTTCTGATGCTAGGTTTGCTGCGCGTTGCGCTGCTCGTGGGTTTGGTAGGCATGTTTTTTGGCATAATGCGCGTAGTGTTGTTCCTGAGCGTGTTAGGGGTGTTGTTTATGATGCTGTTTTGGGTGTTCTTGTTTCTGATTTGTTGGCTGGTGATTTGGTTGATTCTTTGATGGTGGGGGTTGATGCGGTTCGTTTTGGCCGTTTGGTTTCTGGTGATTTTTAGTTTTTATTTTTGTATTTTTCTAAAAAGGTTGATTGCGCACGTTTTAGGGTGTATTGTTGTTTGTGGTTAGAGAGTGCGGTTCGTAAACATAGGGGAGAACAAAGTGAGTGATCTTAAATACGGTAAAAATACTGTGCAAGTCGAAGCGGTGTTGGCTGAGGTTGAGACATGGACGGCAGCGGAAGCGAAAATCGCTGGTGCGGCGCGGGATGCGGCGCGGGGTGCGGCGATGTACGCGGCGGGGGATGCGGCGCGGTATGCGGCGGGGTATGCGGCGGGGGATGCGGCGCGTGATGCTGTTTTGTGTGCTATCGCGTGTGATCTTATCCCCGATGAGTACCAAAAAGTGTTGAATGTTGGTTTGAATGCGGTGCGTGAGTATCGTGTAAAGAAGGAAAATGCTTCCGCGCACGGCGACACGAGGAGGCGTGCGCTTGCTGAGTGGGCGCGGAAGCGTGCAAAAAAGGCGCGCAAGAAGGCCGAAAGATCAGGGGGAACGGTGCACCAGTATGAGCGTGCGGACATTCTTGGAGAAATTGCTGA